GAAATATTAAGTTTTTTAAAAAAGTAGGTGAATAATTAGATACAACTACCGAACTAAATTGTTGAACTCCATTCCAAGTCCCTGTAATATTAACCGTTTCAGTGGTTATAAAATCTGTTCTTACCGTACCAATATCATCAGATAAATTAATAACGTAAGATATTGAGTTTTCAGTATCAAGAGTAATTGTATTCGAAGAACCGCAAGGTATGGATTCAATTTTTTGAGGTAACAATATGTCGTTATTAGACAGTACATACTCATTCATATAAGGGTCGTAGCCACCTAACTTCTGCGTGTTAAAGCTATCTTGAAACAAATCTCTAAACCAACCACGCATACCATACTCTGATATAACATTCAACTGCTCATTTGAAGCACTACTACCTTTAAGCTGTAGTAAAGCACCTCTCTTAGCGTCAGTAAAGAATTTATCAGTCCCATAAGATACAAAGCTTTCTGTATTATTACTAATACCAAAGTCCTCAACCCTAGCTATCTGCTTACCTAATACCTGAGGTACTGACGTAAGAACATTACCTCCTGAAGCATCAGACAATAAGTTCTTTCCCGATAGCACGTATGAAATTTTATCTTCTTGTAAAACAAGTATATCAGTCTCACGAGCAAACATTTTATTTATAGGACCAAAAGAATCTTCTAAAGGCTTGAAGTTTAATAGCCCTAAGTTAAATTGATTTAATCTGTTTAAGTTTGTTTCATCGTTATATGTTCCACTATAAGTTATATCACTAACTCTATTGGCTCTCTTATAGTCTTGCTCAGAAATAGTGGTAACACGGTTACCCATTAACATCTTCTTTCCTCCTATAGAGTCTCTAATTTTATAACTTTCAACTCCATTACCAAAAGAAAAACAATTTGAAAAATTTAAATTAAAAACTCCATCTACAATTGAAGTTTGATTAGTATCTTTTAATATTGTTGATTCGTGATATCCGGTAGTGGACACATTATATGTATCTTGACCTTCATACCATACGTCAGGTAATGCTTCTGTAGGTTCAGTCTCAAATACAACTGTACCATCTGATAGGGTAGCTTTAAATCTACATGAAACTCTTGCGTTACCACTCTTATTATCACAAGCATTAAATCCTTTAATTAAAAATTTAAGTTCATCAGTAGCTGAATCTTTAGACCAAGCAAAATTAACTTTTTTATTATCCGGACCGGAAAATACAGTTTCTTCCCAACCTGCAGATGGTGATACGTTTGTTGGACTATAAAAATAATACACTCCACTTGAAATATTTGCTTGGTTAAATGTTGATGCTATATTATCTCCATTAAACCAATCTTGTAGATTATCATAACCTTTAGAAGCAACATATGTTCTATTTAATTTAAAGAATTTATAATCACAACTATAGAATATACTTGTATCTTCGTTTCTATATATATCTAAATCAATTTCAATTATTGACCCTTGTGGTATAGTGTAGTTATTGTAATTATTACCTGTTTTACTCTCTTCAAAACCATCATAAAATAGTTTACTAGGTAAGCCTTCATTAACAGAAGTACCACGTTGCCTTCCGGGGTCTATAACTACATTATCTATAAATTCTGTAGAAAAATCTGATGCTGAAACTTTCATATACGTTCCTGCAGGGACCGTTACATTAGGCTCTAGGGCAATAATATCTCCTTCGGCAACAGTAACTTTTTCAAGTACAGTTGCATAAGTGCAATTATTTAAAGGTCCATCAGCAGACCTCTTTACAATATATCTATCTCCGTCTTCAACCTTAGATATATTCTCACCTTCTAACTTAAAATACGTATAACTACTTCCTGATTCTTGATAATATATTTGAGAATATATAGTTTCGTAATCTTCACCATCAGGCTTTATAACAAACTTAAATGTTTTAGCAAAATCAGGAGCCAACTGAGATGGAGGCATTGTAACCTTTATTGAGTTTTTATCTACACTATTAAGGCAAGGTATGTAAAGAGTGTTATTCTCACTAGCTAGAGCTGTTGTAGCTCTATTAAATTCATCCATATAGACTATGCCAATCTCATACCCTCTATTACTGTGTAAACTTGCACCGTTATTTATTTCAGAATATGAAAAATCTATTTGAGTTAATTCAAATAACTCGTAGACGGTGTTAGCAGGGACAGGTGTTGATATATTAGTGGTATAACCCATCGTTATAACTGATAAGTTTAACACAGATGTGTTTGAAGAAGCCGTAACTAATATTGGTCCTACAGCATCTATTCCACTTTCAAATTTAGTGTAATCACCAATTTGGGATAACAATGAATTGTTTATTATATCTGTAAATGTACTACCTAAAGATGCGTCAGCAACTGATTTAATATTTGTTGTAGTACCCATTTTCTCTTGAAAATCTATACTATTAACTAATTCAAATACACTATTAAAATCTTGAAGTAAAGTATAATTAAAAGCAACAGTTGTATGAGGGTTTGCTCCATCAGGTATAGTAACTCCGGCAGCAGAAGGTTCCCAATCCTCATGTGTAATTGTAAAGCTAAGTGTTAATACCCCTCCTCTATTTAGTTTTTCTATTTCACTAAGTGTAACTATAACCTTACCCTCAGAGTCTTCTCCATTTGCTAATCCGTAATCTTGAATAACTATTTCAGATGTTGTTATGGGAGTTAATCCAAAAGATTCCTGCTTAGATTCAATATAATAACTTAAGTTAGTTTTTAATCCATTTCTTTTTAAATTAAATCCATCTACATAATTACCATACATAATGCGATTACCCATAAGAGTTTGAGTCTTAGCTAACAATGGTACATTATCATATAACCTTAGTATCTCAGCTTCAGGTAGTATTGTAAATATTTTACTATCCTCAAAAGTATATGTTTGTATAGAATTATTAGGGAGAATTGTTGCGTCTAAAGATTCAATTACCTTTATAATGTTAGAAGCAGATTCTTTAAATAAAATTTCCACAGCCACAACATCACTTCCTCCTGAGTCGTATGTTACGGTAGCTCCATTTTTTGAGTTAACCATACCCTCATTTAAAAAAGTGTCAGATGATACTGAAAATGGTTTTGGTACAAAGCTTGGATTTGTAAATTGAGATGTAGCTGAGTATTCGTTGTTTTTATATTTATATCTATAAGAAAAGCAAATAAACCTGTCTTGCATAAACGTGTCAACATTACCCGTTAGAGTGTTAGATACTAAAGGAGCAGCAGAAGGTGGTTTAACTATTACAAGTATATCATTATAATTAAATTCATCATTACCTGTAATGGTAATAGGATAACTATACGACTCAATTACATTTATTCTTCTAGGTGGGTTATAATTGTCTGTAAAAAACAATAAATTACCAACTTTATTTACATTAGATATAAGGTATGATGGGTTAAAGTTTAAAGTAGTATTAGTAACATCTTCAGAGTTTTTAAAACTTTTTACGTGGTATCTTAAGTTAGATGTTTTAGTATTAAATGATACTATCAAATCAGCTTTACCTGTAGATGTTGATGGAGAATTTCTATCGTGTATAAACCAATATATAGTTTCGTTTACACCATCTTCAAAAGCACCTATACAAGTAGCATTTGAACTTAAAGCATATGAGATATTACTATATACCCCTAAGGTTATATCTGTTAGTAAACTATTACCCTTTGAGTTTTCAACAGACCCTATTTCTGAATCTTCTGTAGAACCTAGTCGTACATTTAATGCATCAATATACTGTCCGTTAGGTACAAGTCTCTCGTCAAGCGACTTGTTCATCTTACCCGATATAAAATTTCTTTTACTATTAGCCATACTACTTAATCCACTTGTTTTGTCCTCTTAGATTCATTAACAATCTACCCGGATGAATATTACTAATTCTTATTTTTGCGTTACGTAGAAGAGCAGCTTTCTTTTTCTTGGCTCTATTCACAACGTACTCTTGTACACCAAGCTTACTATCTAATATAGAGTATTGAATATATGAGTACACATATTCTTCAAATAATTTATTAACTGTTATAAGAGAATTATCACCACCCTCCATACCATCAGAAACATACTCTACTATTACACTCTTACCTGACATTGTAGAATCAAAATTAATAACTCCTGCCTTAGCGTCTATCCTAAAGGTAGGATTAGCATTAGCTGTTTCAGTATTAAGACCAAATCTTGCCCCTATTGAAAAATCAAAAAACCAATTCCCATCACAGCAGTATCCTTCTGAGCCATTATACGCACTGTTTTCGTTAAGGTATATTGATTTTTTAGTCCCTTTAATTCTAGCAATATCTATTGGTGAGAACTCAGGCTTTAACACACTACCCGCCTCATCAAACAAAATGTTTAAATTGTTATCTTGAAGATAAGCTGTAGCTGATGTAAGTCTAATATTTTCCGTCATTGGATACAAAACACCATTTTCAAAAAGAGATATTCTAACCCAATTAACATAATCTGATGGCAATATAAATCGGACTGCATCATTTACTGTTAACTCTAAAGCTTTAATTTCCTTAAATGCATCATAGTTAAGTTCTTGAACCGCACGTTTAGCGTGGAACAAAATTTTGTAACGCTCTTCGTTATTTACTAAAGAGTGATTACCTTGATACATTAACATAAAGTTATTTACTATATCCTTTAAGCTAACATATTGGTACGAACCCCAATTTGCATCCTCAGGATTTGCTCCTGAATTTTCGTAGTACTGATACTGAGATATATATGCCATTATTGTTGTGTATTATTTTGTGTTTCTTGACCTTGTGCAAATTGTACCACCGCAGCCTCACGTATTTCAACACCTGCGTACTGACATATCTTATTCACCAAATCATTTAAGTTATCAAGTGGTAACTCAAAGTCTTGGTAATCTGAACTAGACTGATTAAATACAGGACCTTGTGCTTCTAATGCTATATTGTAAGTCCATTTAGGTGTTAGTGGGTATCGCACGTACTGAGATGATATATCTGCAGCTCCTGTAATTGTAGCAGGATACACCGTCATTATAGAGCCTTCAGTTGTGTACGCAGGAAAATCTATACTTGGTGCTGTAATCATTGAATTTAAAAGCATAGTAATCTTGCTTTGATTCACACGTTCAACCTCTAAACCTTTATAAATAACTTTATTAATTAAATAATAATCAGAAGGCATTGTATAGGTGTTATCTGCGGCTGCAGTCTGAGATAGTGTTGCTGTCTTTGAAAACAAGTCAATCACCTCAAGTATACCTTTTGATATATCTGCATAATCAGTTCCTGACCTACGAGCATTCTCTAGGTTAAGCTGTGTGTTATATTGGTAAAAGTAATCCTCAAATATCTCTAACTGAGCTTGTTGGGCATACAGGTTAAAGTCTGATGGGGAAAGG